GATGAATTTCGCATGGTGTTCCCTCGTTGCCTTGTCTTTTGCACAAGATGCAACCCAATCTCGCCACTCTATCATAATGTTGTTTTTTCTCTTTGTTCATGCCAGGCTATACCAAAACTTGTAGTATTCCAAAAAATCTTCGTATTTGGTGTACTTTACTTCAGGTTCGCCCTTGTTATTCAATAACCAGCAATGGTCAAAATTAAGTCCGTTGTCAGTATCACCGCATATTATTGCTACGGTTATATTGTTTTGGGCTAGTGCTTTTAATAAGCGTTCTTGACCCTTGCTAATCTTTTCGTTTCTGCGTTTCCATTCAAGCACCATAAACGAGCCATTGCGTTCAATAATGCCGTCAATGTTGCTAGGCATAAAGTTAGGGTTGTCAGGGATTTCTCCCTGCAAAAACCCATAATCTATATGTTTAGCGTTTGGATTACGCATTGCATTAGTCATCAGCTAGATCTTGCAGTTTTAGTGCCATTTCAACCATCTTTTCAGCGGTCTGGTAGGCTAAAGCCCATTGGTGTTTAAGCATTGCAGCTTCGTATTCCTGACTTAATCTGCGTAAAACAATCAGGGGTAATGCATAATCATCATTCATTTAGTCACCTTTTTTGCGTATTTTGGTATATTAATTCGTTCAAAGCAGGCAGTACATTTCCACCTGTTAATCTTTCCAGCCTTAATCATCTTGCCGTAGTCTGCTGGGCGCATAACCTGACAACTCGTACAGTATCTTTTTTCAGTCATGCTTAATCTCGTCAAAGTTGTAGAACCATTCGTCTTTTGCCGACCATTTGGCATGGTTTTCAACGCTGTAGACTTCGGTAGGTATCTTAAAGTCAGGGGTTTTTAGTTTGGCAGGGACTAAAGATACATCGTACCAAAGACAACGGTTATTAGGTTGGCAGGCAAATTGACCGTTATCCAGCTTAATAAAGTTGTAGCTTTTATGTTCTTGTACCCCTTCGCTAAAGCTAGTATCTATGCGGTTCGCATCAGGACTAGCAAAATCGACTGTAAACAAGTAGTTACCAAAGTGAAACTGCTTATCTTTACCAAAGTATTTGACCTTCAAACCCCGTAAATTGGACTTTTCAATCACCGCCATGTCGTATGACAGGCAATCCCAAATCTGCAAATAATCTAGCGGCAGGGGTTCGGTGACTTCTTTCCATACATAAGCACTAATTGGCAGCTTGTCGTACAACGCACCGTAATTAGTCAACATAGATTCAATACGAAAGGCCTGACCTTTAATTGCTTTAGCGGTCATCCAAACACAAGGTTCTAGTTCCCCGTGTCCTTTTTCTTGGTTGTAAAGGTATTCTTTACGGACAAAGCATTTAACGGGGGGTATGTTAGCAACTAAGAATGTCATTCTTGTGCCTTTCTTAGTATTGCTCTAGCAAATTCAATATGGTCAGACGAAGCACGAAACAAACTCGTTATTTCATCATCTGTGAGTGTCTTTGCTGGATGGGCGTAGAGTGGCATAAGGCCATCTGATATTGGTGGCAATTCATCAAAGATTCTTCCGTATTCAGAAATCCACGCTACTGGTTCATTGTTCATTTGTTTGTCCAATATAAAAGGATTGCAGCCAATATCATTAGGGTTGCGAATATAGCAAAAAATCCTATTGCAAACACTATCATCACGGTTTCAATCATTGCAGCACCCTTGGGGATGGGGGTGACATTGGTACGGATGGGACTGTATAGCTAGGAGTTCCAATAGCATAACCTTGTGGGGTTACCACTTGATTGGGGTAAATGGTTAGGGTTTGGGTTATGTACCCTGCATTGTTTACGACCTGCGCCTGGTTACCTTGGACTTGTACGGTCTGCTGCACATATCCCTGTGGGTTTGTAATGATGTATGTTTGGGCTTCTGATTGCACCGCCCAACCGCCAATGGTAAATCCTACTAAAAAAATAATCAGTTCTTTCATCACTTATTCCTTATTGGGTGGGGTTACTTGTACTCCGTATGCGAAGCGGTAAAACCGTGTACTTTCACCCCGTTATTAGAATGGTACATCTTCCTTAAATTCTTTACTGACCTGCTGCGTAGGGATTGCCTTATCCTCTGGTGGGTTTAGGTAAGCAATTAAACCACCTTCTTTTAGGGCAAATAACGGTAATGTCTCTAGTTTTAACATCAGACCGTGTTTAGTGTCCATGATTACACCAATGCTTGCGTACCGTTTTTTCATCTTCCCATCGGTTTTATCTTCGTATTCCGATACGGCTGCTTTTACAAAATATTGAATTGCCATTATTGATTCTCCATAAGTTTTACTTCTGCTGCGACTTCATTTAAAAATAAGCGTATTTCTGCTTCCATGTACAAAATAAACTCAGGGTCTCTAGGTACATTAACTATCAACAGCTGACTGCGTTCCGGCATCCTAGGGTCAAAAGATACAAAATCGCACCATTTAGCACCAGTCACCGCCATTTGAGCCTGCATTTGAATAAAGTACTTTTTAGGTGGTTCTTTAGCTTTAAAGTATTCCCAATGGTTGCGAGTTCGGGCATTTTATTTCGATGAGGTTTTCACCAACCAGGCCATCAGGTGAACATCCAAACCCTTCAATCGTAGGATGGTCAATAAAAGCCACTTGGTCTACAAAGTTACCTGTTTTGACCTCGTATGCAACTCTAGCTTGCGGCTCAGTTGCAGTACCCCACGCCATGGCATCATTGGTATATGATGGTTCAATGGTCTTGGTGATTCTTTGCAAGGCAAGCTCAATCAGATAGTTTTGCCTACTAGCTGAGGGGCCAGTCTTTGTCCTCGCAAGGATGTCAGCTACCCTAGATGCGGTTACCTTACCCCTGCGGAGTTCATGCCATTCTGGTGTGCCTTGTTCAATCATTTACGAGCCTCTCTTTCTTTGCGTAGTATTTCGTCAAACATAGCTTTAAGCTCCCAACTCTGCTTTTTTGGCATCTTTTGCTGCTGAAATCGTGGCAACTGCTGATTTATCTTTTGAGATGGCGCTATACGCTTTTCCATAAGTAGCTTTCAGTTCGTCAATGGTTTTGCAATCGTTAATTGAACCTACCCATAACTTAGTTTCTGCAGTCAAATCTACAGGTTCTTCAGTAGGAATGTCCTCACCGGCATAGATGTACAGTCCAATACCATGTAAAGCAATAGCTTTAGCCAGGCAACGCTGCATTGCAGTATTGACCGCAAACGCATCTGGGTTAGCAATAGCTTTGTTTTGAGCATTTAGGACAGGTAATTGTGCAGTCATGGTCTTACCAAATGCGGTAACTGAACAAAATACCATCAAAGTATCACCAAATTGCATAGGTGACTGGTATTCCCATGTTGCCATTTGGTCTGCTTGCAACAGTTGGTCAACCGCCCAAGCCCATGAAAGGTAAGTAAATTTACCCTTCTTTTCTGTGTGTTCGTTTACATTAATCTTGCGTAGTTCTAAATATGACATCACTTACTCCTTATTGGTTATCTAATACTGCATCTGTGGCAAAACGCTCTTGGTACTCATACGACATATTCCATAACTTACGGCCTAAAGCCATAAAGTCACGCTTTTCTAGCATTTCTTCTAATTGAGCTACAACTTCAGGGTCTTGTACACCCTCAAATGCTTCGCAGAAGTTACCCCAGTTGCAAGGGTTATATTCGTCTTTCATAAGTTCTGCGACTTCGCATTGGAACTCGTCTGAGTCCGTGTAGTCATCTTCAGGTTCGTAGTACGCATCGTGTCTAGACATACCCATGTTAGACCCCCATTGCAAACATCGCACCCAAAACTGCACCTAAAATCATTGCACATAGTAAATCAAAGAATGTTGGTTTCATCACTAACTCCTTACCATGCAAAATTGTCTAATTGTGGGTGGTTTTTTGGTAACCAATACGCAACATAAATTCTGTCACCTTTATTGTCCAAAACAACTTCTTCTTCAAAACAACCACCAAATGCGTGTTTTCTGCAAGCCCACTCTAAAGCTTGTTCGTATGTCTTAAAACCCATCTTTAATGCAGTTTCTTTTGGAAATAACATTTTTACTTTCCCTTCATCACTTGTTGAACTAGACTCCACTATACACGAAAATTACACTTATCAACACTTATTTACAAATATTTTATAGGTACATTCCCTAGTGTTGATTGTGATACTATGTGATATATTAGCACAACAAAAGGAGATTGTATGGATATTTTTCTTGAATTAAAGACAGAGTTTGGCAGCTTGTATAGGTTGTCTACCCTATTAGGTATAAGGGAGACAGCCATTTATCAATGGAAATCACGCACAAACATACCAATTAAGCATATTCGTAAAATTGAGGAGCTTTCTGAGGGTAGGGTTACTAGGGAAATGTTGAGACCAGACCTTTTTGGTAAGGACTGATATGCACTATTACAAGTTCAATATCGCTGATTGGCATTTGGCTACTAGCCATCTTAGCCTTGAAGAAGAAGCCGTGTATTTCAAGTTAATTAACTACTACTATGATTCTGAGCAATGTATCCCAAAGGAAACCCAGTCGGTTATTAGACGGTTACGACTTACTAACCATGAGCAAACCGTAGCTTTAATACTTGAAGAATTTTTTGATTTTAGGGATGGGTATTGGCATCATTCGCGCTGCGATGAGTTGATTGCAAATTACCATAAAAAGGCAGATACCAACAAAAAGGTAGGAAAACTAGGTGGAAGACCTAAGAAAATCAATGACTTAGAAGATAACCCACAAATAACCCAAACGGTTTCTGAAATTAACCCACAAATAACCCTAACCAAGAACCAAGAACCAATAACCAGTAGTAGTACAACTCGACCAAAGAAAAGGAAAACGGCAATGATTCTGAATAAAGACACCATGCCTGAGAATTATGAGGAGTTCATAAAAGTTGAAAGACCTGACCTAGACCCTCTACAGACCTATTACAAGTTTTGTGACTATTGGCTTGGTAACGGTGAAGTCAAGGCAGATTGGTTAGCCACCTGGCGCAACTGGGTAAGAAACGAAAAGAAGCAATTTAAACCAAAGAGTGATGTAAGCAATTTTGACGAAATGATGAGGAACGCAAAATGATAGGACAGAAGCAAGTGTTGGAATACTTGATGGCAGGTGGTCAAGTTAGAAGCGTATTCTTGTTGGTTGGTGAAAAACCAGAGTGGTTTGACCCTAAAAACCAAGAGGATATGAGTATGCCAATGATTTATACAGAGAAGCGAAATCCCCAACCGATAGACCTAAAGTTCTTGGAAGGTCAAAATATACAGTTAATTCACGGTAAAAACGCTTCTGACGAGTTTTTTGCAGCGTGGTATATACATACCCATCAACTCAAGGCAAAAACGCTTGTAGCGCTCGATAGCGCTGGGGACATTTATGTTTAAAAACATCGTTTCTGACATTGATTTCCAAGAATACTCAGAGTTGCATAACTTAGTTTATGAAGTTTCACAACTTTCAGAACTTTCAGATGACCTAAAAGCGTTTGCTAGAGGTGAATATTTTGCCAAAGGAGTCAAACTACCTTGGGAGAAAACGCACCAACAGGTTGAATTAAGACCTTCGGAACTTACTTTATGGGGTGGTTCTACAGGCCATGGTAAGTCTTTAATCATGGGTCAGGTCATTCTTTCTTTGATGGAACAGGGTAAAAAGTGCCTTATTGCTAGTTTTGAGATGCCGCCAGTATCTACATTGTTTAGGATGACCAGGCAGGCTACGGGCATGAAACACCCTACAGAACTGTCAATAGATGCGTTTGCTAAGTGGGGTAACGAACATTTGTACATCTACAAACATACGGGGATGGTAGAAGCTAATAAGGTCTTGGCTATGTGCCGGTATGCCTCAGAACAGTTAAAAATTGAGCATTTGGTGATTGATAACCTAATGACCTGCGTTAATGGTGAAGATGACTACAACGCTCAGAAGAACTTTGTAGCTACGGTTAAGTCCATTGCGTTATCAACAGGTATGCACATCCACTTGATTTGCCATGTGCGTAAGGTAAGTAGCGAAAAAGAAATACCAATAATGAGCGATATTAAAGGTTCATCAGCGGTTACCAGTTTTGCGGACAATGTGTTTTTAGTGTGGAAAAACGCAGAAAAAGCGCAAAAAGTAGCAGAAAACTACCACCACTTTGACCGAATTGAACCAGATGCAGTCCTAAGATGCACCAAAAACCGCAATGGTGAATCTACCCCTTTGTACAAACTCTGGTTTGACTATAAGAGCCAGCAATTTATTGAGGAAGCTGATACACCAATCCACAATTATTTGGGGCAAACATGAACTATTTAAGTGTTTGTAGCGGCATAGAAGCTGCAACAGTAGCTTGGCATCACATGGGGTGGAAACCTGTAGGATTTAGTGAGATTGAAAAGTTTCCTAGCCAGGTGTTAGCGCACCATTATCCAACCGTCACTAACTTTGGTGACATGACTAAATACAAAGATTGGAATATAAATGACTCAGTTGGACTTTTGGTCGGAGGAACTCCCTGCCAATCATTTAGCGTTGCAGGTTTACGCAAAGGACTTGAAGACCCAAGAGGCAACCTCGCTCTTACCTATGTTGGAATTCTTGACCGATTTAGACCCAAATGGTGCATATGGGAAAATGTGCCAGGTGTCCTCAGTTCAAACGGTGGAAGGGATTTTGGGGCCTTCCTCGGGGCGTTGGTTGAACTCGGCTATGGGTGGAGCTACAGGGTGCTTGATGCTCAAAACTTCGGAGTCGCACAAAGACGCAAGCGAGTGTTTGTTGTCGGACACTTTGGAGATTGGAAGCCTGCCGCAGAAGTATTATTTGAGTCCGAAAGCCTGTCAGGGGATATTAAACCGAGCAGAAAAACGAGGGAAGAAATTACCAGAGGCTTTGTACCAAGCGTTGCTAACTGTCTCCAAACAACCTGTAATGACTACAGCAGAGCAGACGGATTTAACATGATTGCTGAACCAACAATTTCGTTTGATGAGAGAAACATACAATTTTTTAGTAACCAAAATTATCAAACTTGTCCAACTTTAACGGCAACAGATAATAAAGGGGCAAAAGGAGTTTTAACTCCTATGTCTACTGCAGTAGCAGAACATCAAACTTATATTGCATACAACATTAGAGAATGTGCATCAAATAATACATTTAACGCTACCAAAACAAATACCGCTACAACATTACAAAAAACGCAACCATCTGTGCAAAGTCACCATACTCAAACATTTATTGCTCAATCTTTTGGGTGGCAAAATTCATCTCATCAAGGAATGTCTGTAGATACAATTAGCCCTACATTAGATAAAAGTAAAACCCCTGCTGTATTTAACAATATGGCGGTTCGCAGACTTACACCAGTTGAGTGTGAGCGATTACAGGGTTTTCCTGACAACTATACAAATATTCCTAAAGCACCGGATGGCAATAGGTATAGGGCATTAGGCAATTCAATGGCAGTACCAGTAATGAGATGGATAGGAGAGCGAATCAATGAATATGAAAGAACACATGGAAGAAATTAACCCAAACGCAGCAGTAGACTTTTTACTTAAAAACGCAAATTTATTTGCAAAGGCTAAATCAGACCGTGTATACCTAGAGGAGTTTCGCAAGTCTAAAAAGGCTCTTTTAATGCAAGAAGCGTTCTTTGCAGGAGTAGACACTATGGCTGGTCAAGAGCGCGATGCGTATGCCAGGCAAGAGTATCGTGACCTACTAGACGGTCTAAAAACAGCAGTAGAAGTAGAGGAAACCTTGAAATGGAAGATGACTGCCGCACAACTTAGAGTGGAAATCTGGAGAACTTTGCAAGCAAACAACCGTTTAATTGATAAATCAACCGCATAGGAGGAAGTATGGCAACTTTTACATTATCTGAATTAGAGCATCCAATCCCTTTTTACGGGGTTTATACTGAACCTGAGAGTTTACCTGTGGAGGATAACATGGAAAAACTAGCAATAGCACCTAAAAGTGTATTTAAGTACAGTAGTGGCGCAGATGTACAGAAAGTCTGGAAAGCCTATGGCTGGACTCCACCATCGACTGTTCGTAATGACTACCTGTTTAAAGCCAACCGCATTGCTAGTGGTTTAAGCAAGTAGTTAGACTAGGTACTTTGACACCATTTCAACTTTGGCTTTTCTATCAGCAATACCAATTAATCCACCATTAATCCGTTTTGTGATGGTGTCAAGGTCATCTACATCAGCAAGGGCATTTAAACCCTTCCTGTTCCAAAACCAGCCTGCGGATAGGGCAGCGTACTTAGGTGTTGCTAAAAGGTCAGGATTAGCCACTAAATCGACTCCTATGGCACTTCCGCA